ATTTGCATATTTCTTTTAATTTTTCTACAAAATATGGAATAGTAAAAATTAAATCTTCATTACTATTATAATCTAATTCTTTTAAAAAAAGATCTTTATCTGTTTCATTAAACATGAAACTCAAATCCTTTAATAGTGTCACATAGTCTTCTCTAATAGTATCTTTGGTAGAAGATTTTGACTCTTTATTGTTTTTATACCATTCGTTTAAATAGTCTGTATATAATTCTTTAGTATTGTCTGGGTTTATACCAATGTTATATTTCAACCAAACTGGATATGCTAACGGAGAGTTTGTAATTAAAGGTAATGACATGTTTAATCTGTGTATAATATTTAGATCAAATAGATAATTTTTAAAATAAAAGTAAGTAATATTATACATGAACACATTCACTTCCGATTCTATCAACAGTTCACCTGTTGGAATAACTAGACAAAATATCAATAGTGTTCGTAGAACCATTGACATTCCTATTAAAAAATCAAAATATAATAAAAAATCTGTTAAAGATGTTAAAAAATTAAAAGAAGTCGTTTTGAAGATAGCTGACATCCTATCAAAAATAAATTGACATTTTGATATTTTGATATTACTATGATTTAATGTATAAAAAAATACAATTCATAGCAAAAACAAAAGAAATGCTTGAGGTGTTAGATAGACCATATCCATCAATTACTAAACTTCCGAAATGGATTGCTAGTACTCCTTCTTATATAGGAGGAAAAAGATCTGTAGATGTGTATAATGATCCAACATCTACAGTTAAAAAATGTTTGCCTGTTATGGATTCTATAACAGCTGGTTATCATATACCATTACACTCTGATGTTTGGGTCGAAAACGAACAAGATGATCCTAATACAATTAACATTCGATGGTCTTTTGAAAGCATTCAAGTAGTTGATATACAAAAACAAGAACAGATGGGAACATATCCAATTCCAGATGGATATTATCCTACTGCTTTTAAATGGATAAATCCTTGGATAATCAAGACTCCTCCTGGATGGTCTTGTTTGTTTACACATCCATTACATTCTGATGATGTTCCTTTTAAGTGCATGACTTCTATAGTAGATACAGATAAATTCCCATTACCAGTTAATTTTGTTTTCTTTTTAAGGAAGAAGTTTTCTGGATTGATAGAAAAAGAAACACCTATTATTCAAGTAATTCCATTTAAAAGGAATGATTTTAAATCCGAATTCTCTTATGATCATGGATTTTTAAAACAACAATGGGAGAAAGCACATTCTGTTTTCTTTGACAGATATAAAAGATTTTTTAGATCACAGAAAAAATATGAGCAAGGAGATGTTAAAAAATGTCCGTTTGCTTTTTTAAATAAGTAAGTTAAGTATAAGTTACAATATTATGATACAAACCCTAAAACATACAATTCAGTTTAAACAAACAGATTCCTTCATAGAAAGGGAACGTGTCATTAATAATGAATTGCTAAAAGTTATGGATACTTTAAGACAACGTGGTATGTATCCTCTTTCTCATGAAATACTTAATAAAAATGAATCGGGTGCCACTGTTTTAATTTCCTATAGAATATGAACAAAAAAACATGTATAACAACACTACAAAAAGCATATGATAGTGTTAAAAGAAGACTAAACGAAAACAATATATCAAAAGAAAAATCTTTTGATATCATAGTAAATGAGTTGAGTAGAGGAATTCCTACGGATAGTTTATTAATCGAATTAGATAATATTAAAAAAGGTGGAAATATTAAAAATTTAATCGAATTTTTAAATAAAATGGGAGAACAAGATAGTGAGAATTGGATTTTAAAAGATAAGCTGATTGAATTTTTATTCAAATTTTATAGTTATTAATTTAAAATATGAGTGCTGGTAAAGGAGATAAGCCTAGAAGTTGTTTTTCTAAACAATTTAAAAGTAATTACGATGAAATTAATTGGGATAAGAAAAAAGTTAAAAAAAACAAACTTAAAAAAAAGGAACGTTTGAAAGAAAAAGAGTTTTTTAGTTTTATAAAAGATTGATTGTTATGGATTATAAGCAAACAAAATATAACATTTCATATATATTTTGGCTTATATTTTTCTTTGTAAAAAAATCTCCTACATTATTATATCTTTTCGTGTATAGAGAAATACTTTTTATTAAATTGTTTTTTTTAGATATGTTTTACAGATAAGTTATATAACACAACATGTCTAAAACTGTAATAGTCAAAAATAAAAACACTAAAAACACTGGACCTTTTAGTGTATATTCCAATGTAATATCCACTACTAGTCTTTTGATTTCAAATGTAGATAAAGCAGATTTGGATAAGGGTTTAGCTGTTTTAGTTCCAGATGATTATGTTAATTTAGTTATTGTAAATACTGGACCATGTTCTACTGTAACTGTGATTACTGATTTAAGTTGTGTTTTAGAAGTTAAAATTACCGAAGTTATTTAAAATGAAAACTATTTTTGTACAAGCAACATCTGCAACCAAATCTCAAGGACCTTTTACTATAACAGATCCTCTTGGATATCCCTATAAGATGAATTTGTCCTTATCTGAACTATCATCGGGGGTTTATATAGAAGTTATTGATAGTGTGTCTGCTTTAAATGTTATTAATAATACATATGGATGCTTCAGTCAAAAATTATCAGCACTTCCTGCTGCTACTCCTACAATTACACTAACACTTACAGTTACAATACCTCCCGTATTTAGTTCATTTACACCAACACCAACACCAACACCAACAGCTACTCCAACAGCTACTTGATATATATATCATTATAAAATATGCAAACAAAAACATTTAAAGTAGAATTTTCAATAGGAGAATGTGTTGGTCCGTATTCTATATATTATGATTTGGTAGATAAAAATACCGTAGCAAAATTTGAAGATAGTAATTTACTAGCAGTAGGAATTAGTTTAGAAAATATTAAAAATGGATTTAACATAAAAATACCTTCTACAGCATCTATGATTATAATATATAATTTAAATCCATTGTGCAAAAAAATTTCACAAGTGATTCCTTTAGCACAACCACCAACTCCTACACCAACTCCTACCCCTACACCAACTCCTACACCCACATTAACTCCTACATATACACCAACTGTAAAATATTATGATAGTACAACAAAAATAAGCAATGCACAATATAATGCAATATATGATGGTAATTTTCTTGTTAACTGCTTGGGAAATTATATTCCAGTAAGTCTATATTCTCGTTCAGAAACATACTTTCCAACTGCCACTTCATATGCTGTTTTAGTTTCATCTCGAAATGTATTTTTTGGTTCTAGTAGTGTTAATTTGGGAATATGTGATAATGGAATAGTAAGAACAAGTATCATAACAAATTTAAGCTGCAAATACATTGTTGATTTATATAACTTATTCAGTGTATATTCACCGATCTCTTCATTTTCGTTTGGATCTTCGGGTATGGTAGTAAAACATGATATAGGTAATAATCAATATAAAATTTCTGAGACATATGCTTGTAATACTTTCAAAAGAAATCTTGAATACTTTGATAAATTTGAAACAGGAAAATCATTGTTTTATAGCATATCTTCAAAGGTAAATCCCAATCAAAACTATTAAAAACGTTAAAAAATGTACCACAAAATGCCAAAAAAGTACCTAAAAATGGCATAAAAGTTGCTAAAAGTACCTATTTTTTAACATAATTTGAATATACTTTTGTTGGTAATCAATGATTTATATATTAAAATATAAAAAATCATTAAAATAAGGGTATTTTCGTTATTTTTCATATAAATAGATTTATATGAATTTTGATTTGCTAGTTGAGAGTCTGTTAAAAGAAGCTGCTCGTTGTACCAAAGTAACAGGTAAAACACACTCGACTCGTAAGGGGAAGAAGTGGATGAAATGTGTCAAGAATCCAAAGGGTAGGGGATATAAAAGAATTCATTGGGGACAAGCAGGTGTAAGAGTTACTGGAAAATCTGGTAACACCAAACGTAAAAAATCTTTTAGAGCAAGACATAAATGTTCAACTGCAAAACCAGGAACACCAAGATATCAAGCTTGTAAAGATTGGTAAAATTTTTCTTGCATATATATAAATCGTATAGTATAATTCTTTTTGAATATGAAAAAGAACGTACTAATTTTGGGACAAGGTTACATAGGAACATATCTGTTTAATTTTTTAAAAAATTATAATGATGAATTTAATGTATATAGTTTGTCTAAAAAACATATTGATTATACAAATCCAAAAGTTTTTGGTGAATGGTTAAATAAAAATCATATGGATTGGGTTGTTAATTGTTCTGGATTTACTGGAACTCCCAACGTAGATGGATGTGAGGATCATAAAGAAGAATGCTATCATTACAATGTATCTGTTCCTCTTTATATTACAAAGGTCTGTAATCGCTATAATGCAAAAATAATTCATATTGGTTCGGGTTGTGTATATTCTGGGTATGATAAAATTTATTCAGAGGAAGATGCAAGTGATTTTGGTACAGACTGTTTTGAATCTTCTTTCTATTCAAAGACCAAAGATGCCTTTGAAAAACTTTCTGTTAACATGCAAAGATATATATTTAGAATTAGAATTCCTTTCAGTAACTTGGTAGAACAAAAGAATTATTTATATAAGATTGTTAACTATGATAAATTAATTTCTAAACAAAATTCTATAACATGTGTTGATGATCTATTAGTTTTTATTAAACAGTTTATATCTTTATCTAGTCCTTCTCCTTCTGGTGTATATAACGTTGTTAATAGGGGATCTGTAGATGCTTCTGATGTTGTGCAGATGCTTAAAGATAATGGAGTATCAAATCCTAAATGGGAGTTTGTTTCTATTAAAGAAGCTAATTTTAGAGTTAATAGAAGTAATTGTATTCTATCAACGAAAAAAATAGAAAATCTAGGTCTTGGACTTCCAGATGTTAAACATAGTCTAGAAAAATGTGTCAGAACATTTTCAGATGTATACAAATTAACAAAATGAGATAATAAGTAATATGAATGAATGACTTATTGGTAGAATCTATTAAAGACTTAAAGAGAAGGATAAATCTTTTGAGTGAAAGCGATCATTCTTTATTGATATATAGAGATCGTTTTAAAGTTTTTATATCTGATGGTTATAGAAAACAAGAAGAATCTTCTTATGCATATACCCATAACAAAAAAGTAGGAATGAGTAGTAAAGAGTATTGGGACACCGAAATAGACGATTTTATCCATAATTTCATTAGAACATGTGATAGATATACATATCCATTAAAACATATGTATAAAGCATTGAAAGGCGATGAGTTCAAAGATGTAGAAATTGCATATCTACAAAAAGGAGTTGCTAAACATTATAGCAACTCTAACTTTTTAAAAGCAATTATAAAAACAACAAATAATAAAAGATATTTGATTATAGGAAGTGGTAGTAGTGAAACCTTGTATATAGACTACACATTTGAAATAGAAAACAAACGATTCAATAGCTGGAATGATCTTGATAAGATTCCTTATGGTATAGAAGATACTGCTGGATTAATGCGTCAGCAAGAAGAATATATAGAATCTTTAGTAAAAAAGAACTTCGGAGACGACTTTGATGATGAAGAATGGGAAGTAAATAGTAAGGTTTTAAATAGTGATAAATTTTAATTATATGAATATTATAAATAATATAAAAGATTTAAAGAAAAGAATAAAAGTTATTTCTGAAAATGTTTTTACATCAACAGCAAATGATGATTTTAAAATCAAGATAATAAATGAAGATGAATTTAATCAAACTCTTAAAAAACAATACGATTTATATAAAAGTATAGATTATTTAAATGATAATGATTATGAATCTAATGAAGATCATGATGAGATTTTATATGATAACTATGACAGAAACGAAGATGAAGATATTAACACAAGACTGAGTTTTGATCGTTTTGTTGAAGAACAAAAAAGAGTAATGCAATGGTTATCAACAAAAATAGTCAGAAATGCTATTAAGAATAATTTAAAAGGACTTAAGGATTATAAAAGGATTATAGATATTTATTGTGATTTTTATGTTAACAGTGTAGCAATTTATAATAGTCATTATGCTTTAATGATTGTTTTAGAAGACGAAAACGATCAAAAGTGGGTAATAATACAAAATGCAATGTTTGATAGTCGAGATGGTCAAAAGACATACTGTGAAGCATATGGAGCAATGGTAGAAAAGATACAAAGAAAAATCTTCACAGCAAACGATCTTCCATTTAGATTAAAGACATGGAATCATAATTTACCAAAGCACGGAAAAGAATTGCAAGATGCAGTAAAAAAGAACTTCGTAGACGACTTTGATGATGAAGAATGGGAA